TCTTGACCCATACACTTTACCTGTGGAGCCCTCTAAGGGTTTCACAGGCTAAGCTTATCTGAAAGATTCCAAAACCAAAACAAACCAATACCGCAGACAACAAATATTGACAAACATGGAAATAGAAGAGATTGACTACGATTTGGAAGCCGTTAAGGCTAGTAACCCTGTTGGGGTTGAAGTTGAAGGATTGGAGGAGAAACAACTGATTAGTCAAGAGACTGTCATGGAGAGTTTGTTCAGTGAGAGTGAGATTAAGCGTATGAAAGACCGCAAACAACGTGGTGGTAGGTTCAAACCTTTTGAATTTACTAAAGAGGATCTTTTGCCGCCAACCGACGTTATGGTTGAACGCGCAAACCTTCGAACCCTTGTTGAAGAGATTTCCGATGAGTTAGCTCAAGACTCATGGTATTTCTCAGAGGAGACTGGTAAGTCCTATTCGTTCTCGGAATTGATGAGAAGAAGAAAGGACATGACAGCAGTCCTGGGGAAAAGTGCAGGTAACCGGGTTTTCTCAGATTACATTAAGTCTCTTCCGAGACTCGCAGGCTTCTCCCCAAATGTGCCCAAAATTCCAAAAGCAGGTGGAATGGGTAAAGATGCCATAGATGATAACATCCAGAAATCAGGGATTTTCATCATATCTGGCAAAGCAATGATAAGGCAACCGAAGTTGGAGGAGATCCCAGACTTCATGCCGGATTATGAGGTGTTCAGAGGTGGAGACCAAAAATTATCACCTCATTGGTTGCCAGTGTCAAACGTGTTTCCGGATATTTCTTTCTTTTTGAAGGGCCAGAACAAATGGAATTCTAGATACCCAGCATACTTACCGACGTACGATTATGCTGAATTTGACAAAGAGATCATGTCTACAATAGCCATGTTAGCAACTAATTATGCAGAAGACCCCGTCATCGGTGAAGCGTTTAAAAAGCTTGCACATGATGCTAAAGTGACCGTCCACAATAACTTTTATGGTGGAGGGACTTTACAAGGTCAACTGGGAAGACATAAATCATGCCTTGAGATTGTTGACACAATCAATAACTGGCAAAACCAGAAGGGTGTGACACAACTTAAAGTCCCGAAGGACTTTGCTAAGTATGTCGAACTCATGGACAAAAGGTACCCACTCAAGAAAGTGAAAGCCAATTTAGCCAATCCCCCAACTGAAGTCTTATCCAAATACGAGACTTCGACGGATCCTAATAAGAATCCGATATTCACAGCAATTGATGGAACTGCTGATGCAGGAATAGTTTGGGGAATGGCCAAAAGAGCACAAGTTGCTCCACAAGATCTGTACTTCTCCGATTTCATGTTTGAAGTCTGTAAGTCGTATGGGCTTGATTTTTCTACGCCAGCCAAAACTGATGAGTTCTGGAAATATTTCTCATGGTTGAAACTGACGAAGATGAAGAACAAATCCGAATGCTATGAAGCTGAAGATATGTACAAAAAGACGAGAAACATTTTCGTGATGAATTCTTGCGGTCAGGTTGTTCCTCAGATGATTCTGAAGCCAACCAGATACAAAACTCTGACATTTGAAGACTCGCCCGAAGTTTGGTCCATGATAGGATGGAACCCATTTCGGGGGGGGATGGACAGACTAATGAAATCTATTCTAATCAAGAAGAAAGGGTTCAGAATAGTATATGCTGACAACGTGTACGTTGTGGCTGATGTCGAAGGAAAACCGACGTTTTTATCCCTGGATTCTTCCAAGGCTGAAGCATCTATTCCTGTTGAATTGGTGCAGTTCGAAACAGAACGATCACTATTATACTACGACCGTGTTGACAAGTTTTATGAGAATTATGCAAGGCACATTCATCCCAATTTAGCCGTTGGGGGGATAGCTGTACTTGGAGATAATCAGATACCAACACCATACCTCGGTTCCGGGGCTCAAGGAACGGCTTATTACAACACCGCCAAAATGATAATGTTTTTAGACCATTGGTTGACATTGTCAGGCGGCAAGGAAGTCAATTTAAAACTTATGGACAAAGTCCAGAAAGAAATTGGAGCAGTAATGAAAGTCGAGTCCAAAGTCCCGTTATCTGAGTTTACGGAAGGTAAGTACTTGAAGGTTGACGTTTTAGGGTTTGACTCTGTGAACTTAAAGAAGTTCTTTGACATTGACGCATTCGTCCCAGTTTTAAGCTACGAGAGACTGTTGAAGTCGCTTATGTGGTTCAAGTCGGGTAAAAGAATACAGAAGAAGTATTCTCCTGATATCTTCGCGTTCATAAAGCTTTGTAGGTTGAGAGCTTTATATATGCTCGGAGGTTGGTTTTACCCGGGTGTCGATATGACCATTCAGAAAATCTGTAGACAGATACTTTTTGAGTGGAAGTTTAATGATAGAATCCAGCTATCAGTCGAGGAGTTCAAGGAAGAGGTCGGTTCATTTTTACAGGAATCCACCGACATGGACGAAGACACTTCGATGACACTAGCTACCATCACCCAAAGAACTGAAGTTCCTTCAGTGTTTGATATGATTGAATTCTTAGTCGGCACTGATGAAGCGTTTGTTTACGCAGTGAACATGTCCAAGGACAAACAGTTCAAGGGTATGTTGTCAAATCTAATCCCCTTGTCGGTGTACAAGGAGTTGAAGAGTTTGGACAAAAGCTTACCAGAACCAGAATACGCGATAGTTCATGATGTTTCTTATGACAAGCCCACGGGCATGACCGTGAGGCTGGCGAAGATGCCCTTCGCCGATTATCTCAGAGATTATGGGAGGACTCAGATTGCAATTTATGACAATCAGGTTTTGCTTAAGGAGAGTTTGGTCCAGCCCCTTGAAGGTGCTGACCCAGAACTATCTAAAGTGAGGAAGATGGAAGAGGATTGGGCATTCAACAATCCAGACATCGAGGAATCCGGATCAAAGCCAGTGATACACCCAGCGAAAGGTCGACAGGGCGTTGACCAAACAAAGCTGGGAACACCAATTTCCAAAACTCCAAAACCTGAAACTCAGCCCTCCTCTATTCCCGTTGCTGTAAAGTACTCACAAGAAAATGAAGCAACACCCGACATGATGACGTACGTCAGAGGTCAACTGATTCAACACCTCGGTGACCTTAAAGAGATTATTGTAACTTTGAATCTTAGAGATAAGAAGTTAAAATACTCGGCAAGCAAAGTGGCCATGAGAATTATAGCCGATAAACTCAAGGTTCCAGTAGCAGCCGTTTCTCCAGTATTTACGGATGTCTTGAAGGGAGTTAAATTCAAAGAAGGCGATTCAGGTAGTTTTGTCCTGAACGCTTACAAGAAGTTTAAGCCATTCAGTTGAGGAAACTAAAACCCAAAGACACAGCACCAACCTAACGTGCGGGCC